CATTCAAAGCTCTTGCTGAGAAGGAAGGGTACTCTGCACAACAGGATACCAGTATTCATTCTCAAACACTTAGAGCTTTTGTCCGCGAGAGAGTTGAGGCGGGCGATGAATTTCCAATGGATTTATTTGGTGCCTATGTAGGGCAACGTGCAGTTATTAAAGGAGCGAAAAATGGGTAAAGCTGTAACTAAAGCAAACAAGTCAGAAATGGCTGAATTTGATCCGTCTATGTTTGAGGCGGATGCGGGTGAAGGTATTAACGACATGGGTCAAGAGGATCTGGCACTGCCGTTCCTCAAGATCTTGTCTGGTCTTGATCCGCTATTGGATGAACTTGATGAGGCAAAACGCGGTGATCTTTACAACACCGTGTCTGGTCAGGTTTATAAAGGTAAGGCGGGGGTGCGTGTTATACCCTGTGCTTACCAACGGCGTTTCATTCAGTGGGCACCAAGAGGATCAGGGAGCGGTGCCCCTGTAGCAATATTTGAAACGCAACAAGAGTGTCCTCCTGTTAAACGCAGTGAGGATGATAATAAGGACTACGTTGTAAACGGCGACGGTTCTTATATTGAAGAAACGCATCAACATTTTGTTGTCATCATCAATGAAGATGGTTCTGCTGAAACCGCGTTGATTGCGATGAAGTCCACTGCGCTCAAGAAGAGCCGTAAGTGGAACAGCATGATGTCCTCGGTTCAAATGCAAGGAAAGAACGGTCCGTTTACGCCGCCTCGCTTTAGCCAAGTGTATCATCTGAAAACTGTTCCAGAAGAGAACAGTAAAGGTTCGTGGCATAATTGGGAGATGAGCCGCGAAGGAGCCGTGACCGATGGTGGGATGTATGCTCGCGCAAAAGCTTTCTTTGAAAGTATCACCAAAGGTGACGTGGTCGTGAAACATCAGGACGATAGTTCCGCTACAAAGAGCGACGAAGTACCGTTTTAGTTTCACAAAGCGGCTCTGGCTTTTATGTCAGGGTCGCTTACCTTTTGAGGTAAACCATGTCAGTAGAAAAATTCTCAGCCATCTTTGATGGCTTACAAGAAGCATATGGTACTTACAAAGTAGAGAAGAAACAGTCTAACGGTAAGAATACAGGCAAAGCCGCGATTGTACGCGAACCACGGACCAAGAAACTCTGGGAGGGCCACCTGTCTGGTAAAGGCAGTTCAGTCGGCATCATCCCGATCAATGCTGAAAACAAATGTAAGTGGGGTTGTGTCGATGTTGACCAGTACCCGCTCGATCATAAGCTCCTGATTGAAAAGATCAGGCGTTTGAAACTACCTTTGATCGTGTGTCGATCAAAATCAGGTGGGGCACACTGCTTTCTCTTTGCATCCGAATGGGTCGAGGCAAGAGACATGCAGAAGTCACTACAAAGTATTTCTGCGGCACTTGGCTATGGGGACAGTGAGATTTTTCCAAAGCAAGTTAAGCTGCATCTTGATAGAGGGGATGTAGGAAACTTTCTTAACTTACCCTATTATAACGCAGAGGAGGGCCTACGGTACGCCTTTTTGGATGACGGGACCTCTGCAAGCCTAGAAGAGTTTATCGAACTGTACGAGGCGCACAAGCAGACGCCCGAGCAGATTACAAAGATACAAGTCGAAAGCTCTGCCGATATTGCAGACTTTGACGGCGGACCACCTTGTCTCAAGATCTTGGCAAAGATGAAAATATCAGAGGGTGGGCGCAACAACGGCCTGTTCAACGTCGGTGTTTTCCTACGCAAAGCGTTTCCAGACAGTTGGGAAAACGAAATATTAAAATATAACATGGAATATTTTGAACCACCGCTACCTTTAAATGAAGTGAATATCGTAGCCAAACAGGTTCAGCGCAAGGACTATGCCTATAAGTGTAGTGACGCGCCGATAAATGCACACTGCAACAAGGACCTCTGCCGCACCATGAAATTTGGGATAGGTGCGGCAGTTGCGGGTGTACCGATAGCAAACTTACGCAAATACAACTCTTCTCCGCCCGTCTGGTTTCTGGACGTAAACGGTGAGCCGTTGGAGCTTGACACGGAGGCCCTGATGAGCCAACCCGCTTTTCAAAAGGCGTGTATGGAACAACTCAACATGATGCCGCGGTCAGTTGCCAAGCAGCAATGGGAAGCTCGTATTGGAGCGTTACTGTCTGAGATGAAAGAAAACGAGAGTGCAATCGTCGAAGTCGCACAAGATGCCAGTATCAGCGGTCAGTTCTATGATTACCTTGAAGAGTTCTGTTCTTACTTGCAGAATGCACAAGACAAAGAAGAGATTTTGTTACGCAAACCTTGGACAGATGATGAGACGCAGCTTACATACTTCAGACTAAAAGACTTTGAGGCGTTCTTGCGTAAGAATAAGTTCTTTGAATATAAGTCGCATAAGGTAGCGCAAAGACTAAGAGATATAAACGGCGAGTCCACGGTACTCAAGATCAAAGGTAGAGCCGTCAGGGTATGGCATATACCTTCTTATGAGAGCGGAGACATGGAAATAGATCCACCCAAGTTTGGAAACGAGGCACCATTTTGATAGACGAGTTTAAAAGGACGCGAAACAAAGAGATCGTCCGCATGATTGACGAGCAGCATATGACAGCAACTGCGGTTGGTAGGTGGTTTAACATCTCCAAGCAGCGCGTGTCACAGATATATAACAGGGAAAAAAGCAATGTTCAGGATATTCGGCCCACCGGGAACGGGCAAAACCACGACTCTGCTTAATATGGTGGACAAGGCTCTTGAAGAGGGCACCCCACCTATGAGTATTGCGTTTCTAGCCTTTACCCGTAAAGCAGCTACCGAAGCCAAGGAACGGGCGGCTGCACGGTTCAGATTAGATCCAAAGCAAGACTTGTTCTACTTCAGAACTCTGCACAGTCTTGCACTAACCCTGTCTGACATAAAGCCCGAACAGATCATGCAACCAGAGAATTACAACGAACTAAGCACGGCTATCGGTATCAACCTTGTGTCAGGCAACGTAGCAATAGACGATGATATATCTGATGTGCTCAACAAGCACGATCCGATCATCAGCCTGATTAACTTAGCCCGTATAAAGAAGACGCCTCTCCGCGAGGAGTACAACCACAGTTCTTTGCAAGAGGATTGGAACACAGTCAACTTTGTAGCCAAGAGTTTACACGAGTACAAAACCTCGTTGGGTCTGTACGATTTTACCGACATGCTGCAAAATTTTGTGGATGACGGACACCGCTTCTGCCCTCCGTTTGAGCTTTGTTTTCTCGATGAGGCGCAAGACTTGTCTCCGTTACAGTGGGACATAGCCCACCTGATAGAGCAAAAGACCAACCGCATGTACTGCGCGGGCGATGATGACCAAGCTATTTACCGTTGGGCAGGCGCTGATGTTGAGCATTTCATACAACTTGACGGGCCGTCCGAGACACTGTCCAAGTCCTACCGCATACCCTCTACCGTTCACGACATAGCGCAGCGCATCTCAGGTCGTATCAAAAACCGATACCCAAAGAAGTATGAGCCTCGCGAAGAGAGCGGCGGGTACTTACGCATCACTGATCTGAATGAGCTAGACATGTCGAGAGACAGTTGGCTAGTACTGGCGCAAGCGGGATACCAATTACAGCCCGTGTCTGCCGATCTACGGTCAAACGGATACTTGTTTACTTACCGCGGCTCACGGTCCATTGGCGAAAAGATAAGTGACGCCGTCAACGGGTGGACCGATTTGCAGAAGGGCAAGTCTGTCTCTGGTAAGACAGCGCGAAACATTTACACGTTTATGTCCGTCGGTAAGCGTATTACTCGTGGCTATAAAAAACTTCCCGCGCTTGAAGACACCGACATGGTAAACCTAGCCGAGTTACAAATACACCACGGCTTGGCAATCGTAGAAGAAATGATCTGGTCCGAAGCGATGGATAAGATACCCGATAAAGATAGAGCATACATTACAGCTTTGCTGCGACGCGGAGAGAAGTTCAACGGCATCCCCCGTATCACAGTGTCCACGATCCACGGATCAAAGGGCGGTGAAGCAGACAATGTCGTGCTTTTTACAGATTTATCTACAGCGGCTGACGAGGCCATGCAGATGAACCCAGACGATATGCACAGAGTTTTTTATGTGGGCGTAACTCGCACTCGTAAAAACTTGTATGTCGTAGAACCCGAAGATGCACATAGGAGTTATGACTTATGAAATGTTGGCACTGTCAAGAAGAAGTAATATGGGGCGGCGATCACGATATTGAGGATGATAATTATATGTCCGAAGAATATCTGATTGAAACAAATCTGTCGTGTCCGAACTGTGGATCTTTTTACCTCGTCTACTATCCAAAGGACAAAGATAATGAAACGTGATGAAATATTGAGGCAAGCAGAAACTTTAATTAACGGCGACCGAGCGCAAGACTACGGCGACGCTAAAGAAAACTTTCAGGACATAGGCGATCTCTGGTCGGTCTTTCTCAAGACTGAGATCAATGCAGAGCAAGTTGCCGTCTGTATGATCCTGATGAAGTGCGCTCGACTGATGAAGTCCAATCATATGGACGGTTGGGTTGATATCTGTGGGTATGCTGCGCTTGGCGGAGAGAAGTAATGCCCCTACAAATGCACATGTTCGCTCCCAAAAGCGAATGGGTTCCTCCGCATGATCTACCCGATCTAACGGACGCCAAACGGATTGCGATAGATGTAGAGACAAGAGATCCAAATATTAAATCAAACGGACCAGGATGGGCAACTGGAGATGGGGAGGTTGTAGGCTATGCAGTAGCCACCGACACATGGTCTGGTTACATCCCAATTCGACACAATGGTGGCGGCAATCTTGATGAGAAAATAGTCAACCGTTGGCTCAAAAAAGTATTCGAATGCCCCGCCGATAAGATCATGCACAACGCACAATATGATGCGGGGTGGATCAGGCGCATGGGGTTTGACCTGAAGGGCAAGATGTTTGACACCATGCTGATCGGATCACTGCTCGATGAGAACAGGTTCAGTTACAGCCTCAACGCTCTAGCCTTTGATTATCTGGACAAAACCAAGTCAGAAAGACTTCTGAACGAGGCCGCGCAAGCATTTGGTCTGGACCCGAAGTCAGAGATGTACAAGATGCCCGCCATGTTTGTCGGACCCTACGCAGAGGCAGACGCAGAGATTACGCTTGAATTGTTTAATTACTTCCAGAGTAAAATTATATCAGAGGGCGTGTCTGATATCGTGGACTTAGAGACAAGACTATTGCCATGCCTGATCGACATGACTTGGCGGGGTGTTCGTGTGGATCTGGACAAAGCAGAGCGGCTGCGGGACGAATTACTCAAACGTGAGAAGGCTGTTTTGCAGTCAATAAAAAAACTTACGGGCATGGACGTAGAGATCTGGGCGGCGCAGTCTATAGCAAAGGCTTTTGAAAAGCTAGAATTAAGTTATCCACGCACAGAAAAAGAGGCCCCATCGTTTACCAAGTCGTATTTATCGGACCACGAGCACGAGTTACCCAAGCTAATCGTTGAGGCTCGAAACCTGAACAAGACTTCTGGCACGTTTATCAATACAATTCTGAAGCACTGTCGGTCAGATGGACGGATACACTCGCACATCAACCAGATCAGGTCAGACGATGGCGGTACGGTTTCGGGCCGAATCTCGATGAACAACCCCAACTTACAGCAAATCCCCGCCCGTGACCCAGAGTTGGGGCCGATGATACGCGGTTTGTTCTTGCCGGAAGAAGGGGACGAGTGGGCCGCAATAGACTTCTCGCAACAGGAACCACGGATCTTGGTGCATTACGCACATGTATTTGGTCAGAACAGAAACAGCCCGCTCCGCGGAGCCGAAGAGTTTGTAAACATGTACAACTCAGATCCAAAGACTGACTTCCATACGATGGTTGCAGAAATGGCACAGATCCCGCGTAAACAGGCCAAGACCATAAACCTCGGCATGATGTACGGCATGGGCGTCAATAAACTGGCGGATCAACTTGGCATTGAAGCAGATGAGGCCAGAGACATAATCAAACAGTATCATTCGCGTGTTCCGTTTGTTAAGGGTTTAATGAACGGCGTGATGAACAGACTGAACGAGAAGGATAGCAAGGGTGAGTTGCGCTCTTTACTTGGACGCAAGTGCCGCTTTCCGCTCTGGGAGCCAGATGGTTTTGCAATGAACAAGGCTCTGCCGTTTGAAGATGCCGTCAAAACATACGGTGATACGGTCAGGTTAAAACGGGCTTACACATACAAAGCTTTGAACCGCCTGATCCAAGCATCTGCCGCTGATATGACCAAAAAAGCTATGGTTGATCTGTACGAAAACGGGCATTTGCCCCTTATTCAAATACACGATGAGATAGCTATGTCGGTTAAAACTGTCGCAGAAGCTAAAAATATTGCCAAGATCATGGAAAATGCGCTACCATTAAGTGTACCCAACTTGTGTGATGTGGAGATAGGTCCAAGTTGGGGGTCTGCTCGATAGGCTTTGACAAGCTTCTATCTCCCAACTGCCGCGGTTAGCTCCATTACCGCGGCTTTTTTCTTGCAATTTCCCATAACATCTTATATGTTCCTACATAATCAGAGGGGAAGTGCTATGGATACAGAAAAATGGAAGAGTGTTTTGGTTCCGATAGAAATATATCGTGAGATCAAAAAGATTTCAAAGGCAGAAGGGCGTACAATTAGCGGTCAATTACGCTTAATGTTTGAAATTTACAAAAAACATCGTGAAACCGCTTGACTTGTCCCATACAATCGCTTATGTGTGAGACACCTCATAAAATTTGCATTAAGCCCCAAGCTTCCGTTTGGGGCTTTTTGTTTTCCTAACAGTGAAGTATAATTAAATTATGAAAGCTGAACATAAAGAAGATTATGACCTTGGTTATCAATTAACCGAAGAAATGCTAAGAGAGTTAGCTCACAAAGATTTTTCTTCCGGCGCAGTGATAAGCGGCGTGTTGACCGCGGTTATGTATAGATTAATGACTGGTAGTCCAGATCCACAAACTGTTTTCGGTACAATAGCGGGTGCAATGGGCCATGCTGCGCTCCGCATGGAAATAGGCGAAGAAATATTTAAAGATGGTCCCAGTGATGAAGTTCATTAAATAATTTATTGACTAGGGGTTGACATACTCCCATACAGTTGCTAGATAACAAAAACGGCAACTTATGAGGAGAAAATTATGCCCAACCATTGTGACCAACAAGTCCACCTTCGCGGACCACGAAATCTAATCAAAGAGATTTATGACCATCTTAAACGTACAGACCCTATGTTCTGTCAGCTAATCAAGCCCATGCCGTTTGAGATGTTTGTCAAACCCAAAGTTTCTAAACAAGGTCATGCAATACCTGCTTGGTACGATTGGCGGTGTGAGAACTGGGGAACTAAGTGGGAGGTCTGTGACATACAATTTACAGAAGCAGAACTAACCGTAATTGGTAACGTGTATGAAGACGGTTGCGAGGCAGAGTTTGGCTTTCATTGTTGGACAGCTTGGGGACCACCCATTCCGGTTTGGAATGCATTAGTTGATTTGGGTATCTCTGTTGATGCCGACTACCAAGACGAAGGTGGTATGTTCGAAGGTCGATACGTCAACGGTGAAGACGAAAGTTGGGAGCCAGAGTTGGACGAGGAGGATCTTGAAGATGCGTGAGGATTTAACAAAAAAAGCGATTGCGGTGTTAAGAAATTATCTTGCGGATTTGGATTATTGGTGTGCGTCGTACACTCTTGATGATGTGAATTCAGTAACAGGAGGACGGGAGTTTAATTCATTTGAAGAAGTAGAGGCGTACCGAAATGAGCTTAAAGCCCTGTTGAAGGAGCTTGAAGATGCCTAAATATACAACAGTAATCCGAAAGGATTTTGATGCAGATGAAAGCTTCAAGAAGGCTTATAAAGTGATTGGGAAGTATCTCAAAAAGAATGAAGCTGATGGCAAGATGGCGATGGTCAGTTTGGCGAGGGCTTTGGGCGGTATGCTTATGCTTACGACGGTGAAAGAACAGAGGGACATGGCACTTGCTACGGTTATAACGCAGATGTGTGAGACCTTTGCCGACTTCTTGCAAGCGGAGGATCAAGATGATGCCTGAGATGGACGGTTGGTTTGAAACGGAGAACGGCCTTGAGCCGTTTCTCATCGAAGCTTCATCCCTTGAAGCAGCAGTTTTAGAAATGATCGATTACGATCAGGACTTTGGTCACACGGACATGGAAGTCACTTGGGACGATAAAGACGTCACCAAGCAAGTTTACTCTATGGTAACCGCAGTACGCATGGTCAGGGAGGACACATGATGCACAAAGTTGATCCAATACAGATTATGTTGAGCGATATTTTTGACAAGGTATTTTATAGACTGGCATCAAATGTAAAAGAGTGTCCTGAGTGTGTCGGTGAGGGTGTTATCCAACGAGAAGATTATCGTCCTCAGAACTTTGACCGAGACGTAGGGGTTATCGATCTTACATTTGTGCCTTGCGAAGAGTGCGGTGGCACTGGAGAAGTGGAGGTCGAAGATGAGTAAGGTCGCAACAGTCGAAGATATAAAGAACGCCATCAACTCCATCCAAGTCATATTTGTTGACGGGGAGTTCAAAGTCCAATGTTCGCTGCCCGCGGATCAGATCGTAATCACGCACGATAACTTTGATCTGATGACGCTACTGGCGCAAGAACTAAACAACGCGGGCATGGAAGCAAAGTATTTAGAAGAAGAAGCGAAGGGAGCCAAAGGATGAATAAAAAAGATTTAGATCGCTTATGCGAGATAATAGGATCACTTGTGATCGCTCAGTTCGATAATCAAGACGAGTACCGAGAAACAATTAACATGATATTTTATGAATTTAGAAAGAATGATCAATGAACCAGAAAGCAAGTTTAGTAAGTCTCGCAGTAGACAAAGCATGGGCCGACGCCGCAAACGCGGAAGAAGCAAAAAACAATTATCTTGAAATGTTAAAAGCCGACGGTGCCTTACGTGCAGAAGCAACCGCCCGTCATCTTGAAAAAATTGCATACTTGGATACCGCACCACGGGCGGGGCTACATCGTCACCTGTTCAAAAAACATGTGCTCGAAAAGGGTCAGATGTCCACGCCCAACGTGTCACGGAAGAAAGTTGCCAGTTCGTATGCCAAGGATCTATTTGAAACGTACCGTTTACCAGAAACAGGCGTAAAACTTGGAGATGCCACGAAAGAAGATCTGGAGAAAGCAATCCAGTTTGAACGCAATAGAGTTGAGCATCATACACACCAACATAATTTTTGGACCGCAATTCAGTCCCGTCTTGATACCGACAAAGATAAAGTTCGAGATGTTTGGACACAAGAAGAGGTGGAGGAAACTTACGCCGCGGTTCTACAAAAATGATTAGTTATGGGAGCCGCGCACTGCACGCAGAAATGTCTAAAAATAGTCGCTCCCACCAGTTAGGGGAGGGTCTGCCAATCGACACAGGAATGTCATGCGAATATCGCCCTTCCCGATTAGTTTATGGAAGGAACACCAGTAGATCGCAGCAATGCCAGACCGCTATCGATACCTTCCACCAGTTAGGGAAGGGTCAGTCAATAAACACAGGAATGTCAGGCGTAGTACACCCTTCCCGATCAATTTACGGGAGCCAAATCTTAATCGCAGAAACGCTATGTGGCAAACGCTCCCACCAGTTAGGGAAGGGTCAGACGGGCGTCGCAAAAATGTCAAACAAAACACACCCTCCCCGACCAGTTTACGGGAGCCTTTGTTACCACGCAGTAATGCCAATCTATGATCGCTCCCACTTATTAACGAGAGGTCAGCTTCCATTTGCAGAATTGTCATACAGTCAACGCCTCTCAAGGGAAGGGTCAGAGTGTGAACGCAGCAATGTCACCAGTCTTTCGCCCTTCCCCACCAGTTTTGGGCCACCCCTAGAACTCCGCAAGGACAGACACCCCTCGCCCAATTAATTTTAACCAGAGGCCACCAATCTATCGCAGAAATGCCCTTTATCAAACGCCTCGCAACCAAGGAGATCTAATATGGATACAAGATATGAAGACCCGACTATCGCACAAATAAACTACTACTGGCGTGACCGCCAGAACATGGTACGCGCCGACACCAAACTGGTGTTGCAGATCAAAGCCATGTGCCGTTCCTTACGCGACGGGGACAAGAAAGAAGGTGATAAGTTCTATAAACACCTTCAGTCCGGCGACGTCACGAGCAGTGTTATGCGGCTGTGCTTGCAAATTCCTCCACCTCGGACAGGGCCAGTTCGATACGGCAGATGAGGCCGCCGGAGGCAAGGTCAAGGGACAGCGTACCGGATAGTTCGCCTTCGACCACACGGTGCAGCATGCGCATGCCGAACCCCTCGAC